ATCGTTTAATCCAGCGTAATCCCATAATGCATTATCAAAAGCAAAATATCCCCAGTTATTTGGATATCTAATATTAAGCTCTTCTACTAATTTTTTAAAATATTCTGTTTGATTACCATCGGCGGTAAAGTACGGAGTAGAACTAGTTATATCAGACATCTCCAAAATCTCTGGAGTTGCGCCGGCATATTCTGAACTAGGGTTAACTCCATAAGCTTTCCAAATATTCAGCTCTCTTCTGAGGGTGCGCTTAAATGATTCAATGTCAACGCCTATTGGATTTTTAAACGCATCTAATATTCTTTCTCTAAAAGAAACATTGTTCTCCAGGTAAAGGCGGCTCATTCCAACTCTTAAGCCAAGTTCATCAAACCAGTTAAATATTTGAACCGGCAGTTGTGTAAGATTTGTTAAGCCTAAGTTTTCATTTTTTGCTTGTAGTAAATAAAATTTTTGTAAAGTAAGTATCTCTCTGTTTATTGGATTGTGATAAAAAACATAATCAGTTTCTCTAGAGTTAAGAAAATCCGAAATATTATCTATTCTTGCTAATTCAATACCATTGGCTAGTATTTTATGAAAAGTGGCATTTACATTATTGGACGAATAAATCCACGCTATTTGATTTGTATCTGCTCTATTAATAAAAGAATTAATATTTAATATATCTAATTCTCTATCAAATTTATCTAGATGCTCTCCTACAATCGCATTAATAAATTTTCCGGCTGTTGTTTTAGGAACATACAGGTTCGGAGTTGCCTGATTTACCGCATCTGAATATAAAACCATCCAAGAAGGAAATCTCTTTAAAATATTTTTTACGCTCTGAGAAATAACTGGATTTACCGGATCTGCTATTGCAACTTCAATAATAAGAATAAATGACAATACACTAAGATCTAATACTTCAGTATCTATTTTTATTTCAAATTTAGCATATCTCTTTGTATTTTTTAGTAAAAGCAAGGACGCCAGCGCGTCCGATTGAGCGGTTGAGGAAAGAAAGTAGGGTCCGATTTAGAGCATCTGACTCATATATATTTAAGGTAAAAACAATATTTTCAATACTATTCAAAGAAGAAGAAAATGCCCCTTTAAAGGTTCTAATATCTATTCTAGAAGAAGTATCAACAAATCTTAATTTGTTTGCAACAAAAGAATCTGCAGTAAAAATTGGGGTAGAGGATGAATCGGGGTTAAAAATAGCACTTTCGCCCTGAAAAGAATCTGAATCAAATAGGTAGTATTCTAGTATATTTGAATCGTTTACTAATTCTCCGATAATTTGTAACTTCGACCGCTCCAGATATTGTTGGGGTTGCATCTGATAAAATTTCTGTTCCAGTAAAAGTGTAATCATTAACAGAGTTTAAACCATATGGCGATCTTGTATAGCAGTAGTTTGTATAATACTTATTTGCATACAGGTCAATACCCTGCGTACTCCAAATTTTTCCATTTTTAGAAAAATCAGAAGTAACAAAACTAAGTAAATAAGTTTTCATTTATACCCCTATACGGCATCTAGCCATACGCTATATTCAGAGGTAACTCCGTGCTCTGGATGAATAAACATTAGGTGTTGACACGGCCTACTCAGAGAAGAAAAATACTCTTGAGCATACGTGTTGCTACTTTCTGTAGAACCAGAAACTCTTAATATACTGCTGCCAATTGTCATTTTAAACTGCTGATGATAATGACCCATAAATACATCGTCAAAATGTTCTGGTATCGCCCCATCTTTCCAGCCCATTACCTTTTTATAATATCCATAATATTGAGCTGGTGTCGGTAACTGATCCCCATGTATGAGGAGACTTGAGTAATCACCGACATTGTCTATTGCATACCAGTTTCTTTCCCCCCTTCCATCTGGAATGTTAAAAGTAATTCTATCTTCTTTGGCAAAAATTAATTCCAATATCTTGTACAAAAGTCTATCCATATTAGTTTCTGGATCATGAGATTTTTTTAACTTTCCACCCACGGCTCCATGATTGCCAATAATTCCAATAACATGCACTCTTTTGAAATTTTCTAAAGCTGTTATAAAAAACTTTGAAAGTATTCTAGGACCGTTAATTCCAACCTGTCTATACAGGCCAGAATCAATAAGATGACTTTGACCCGCAAATATTTCCTCACCCTCTACTATATCGCCCAAAAGCCAAACATGTAAATTATCTACGTTGTGATGCAGACGTTGCATCGCTGTAATTTCCAATAACCTCTCAGTATACAATTCTATTCTTTTTTCAAGCACTTCTGTATTATAATTTGCAGTTACCTTGCCCATTTGCCAATCCGCAAAAACGGCAACCGCTGTTTCTGGGCTAGTTTGCTTGTTACCCTTTAGGGTTGGGGCTTTTATCTTTGGTAACTCAAAAACAGAAAACGCATCAAATGCTGCTTGATAAACGGCAACTACCGCCTCACTTTTAACATTTTTATATTTTTCAGCCAACTTTGCTAGGCGTCTGTTTTCTGACCTTAGGAATAGTGAAGCATCTTCCGAAGAGGGTTCGACAAAAGTAATCTCATCTTCTTCAACAGATAGATTGTCATTTTGAGTAACATCTATTTCTTCGTGAATAATTTGACCAGGAAAATCTTTATAACCTTCTGACAACATTCTGGCATGAGTCATGTTTTTTGCTTTGATTATTTGTTTTTTTGTAACTACATAAGATTGTACTGACATTTATCATCCTTTAATAATTTGAACTACTACCCATTATAACAGAATAAACCGCCAATGATCCAGCTGTCATATATGATTTATCATCTGATAATCTGTAATCTTTATTGGCAATATTTTGATTATCTACTCTAATTGATTTGACAGAAACAGACACTATAATTTCTGACGCACTTCTTGCCTGACGTTCAATCTCTGTTACCGATATGGAATCTCCAATCGATAGACTATTAACGTATCTATTAATAAATATTCTTGCCTGATTTTCAACCGCCCTAGCTGTATCAGTTGTTGTACCCTCTCTTAAAATGATAGACATATTTATATCTACCGGTTTTCTTTCTGCGATTCTTACATTAAGATTAACACCAACGGGCTTAATTGATCTAACTTGATCAATCACTAAATCGGCCATTGTTGCAAGTCCAGATCTTGTTTCGGGAACTATTATTATATCACAAGAACCTATTCCAAAAGAGGCTTCTCTAATTTTTGCGTCTTTTACTCCCTTTACCGCCAATGCGGCAAAGCGTATTGATTCAGCGGTTCCGGTGTTAGAACCCCTGATCGCGGAAACGATTCTTCTTCTATAATTATCATCAGACTCTGAATTTAGGGTACTGTATACTTCTTTGGGATTATTGCAGAAAACAACTACTCCAGCGGGGGGAATAAAATTGTGCTGCGTTAAAGTATTTCTTGCAGCGGTAATATTGTTGTCTGCAAATTTTGCTTTTACTGCTCCGTAAGCCCTGGTATTTCCATTTGGAATAATCACATCTCCATTAAGCTCGTATACATATTGTGTCGACGAATAATTACCTACATCATTAAAAACCAAGGTCCCAGATGGTATGACAATTGCAGTGTTATGCGTTTTATTTATAAAGAATTCTATGTTTGCAGTTGTTCTTTCCGGTACAAGCTCAGAAGAAACAGATCTTCTTGGAACGTTATATAAAGCTCCTATCATATCTAAATTGAGGCCATTTGCCGTAGATAGACTCGACTGCTCAATACTTATTTTTAAAGCATTATATAAATCATATATTTCTGAATGTATTGCTTCCGCAAAGGCTCTTGCTATAGAACCGGGTGAAATAGAAGCTATTCCAGCGTTCCTTTGAAGTCCGTCCAGCGATGCCATCAGCATTTGTTCTTTTGTTTTTATATTCATCATTGGCATACTATGCTCCTAAATTTTGGGTTACAGACAAAATCACGGGTTGGTAACTAGTACCCGCTAAATATACATCAAATCGTATAGAATCCGCGCTTACTGGCACTGCTTCAATAGTAATTTGTTTATTTTTAAAAACTCCCTCTCTTTCTAGAGCTGCCCTTATAAGCCTCTTACCGAGATCTCCAGTTTGAGGTGTTTGGGGCATTCCGTAAAGTATTGAGAGTTGAACACCCAATTCTGGGTATATAAAAAAATCACCAGGTTCAGTCATAAGCCTGATATAGACCTGCTGTATGTCCTTTGTGGCATAATCCTGAGCCATGGCTATATCTCCAGATCCATTAATAACTAAATCACCACTTAAATCAAGATAAAAATCAGACATTTTTATT